TGGCCTTTAAGTGCTGATGAGTTGCGTAGAATTGCGCTTGATGAGCGTAAGGCTATGATGGCTAGCCTACTGGCTAGACCTGCTGAGAACTACCTATAATTGCAAGATAGTCCTAGCCCGTAGGTCGGGTGTGCATAGGGTTCGATACCCTACTAGGACACGCCATAAGTCAGAACTTGACTTGTCGCCCTGAGTATGCTATACTTAGGTATAACTTAATAGAAGGAGAATAGATGGCTAAGATAACCTTAGACGCTTATGACCCTGAAGGTCGCTTAATTGCTAAGTGTAATTCAGATGATTACGGCGCACCACTATTGATGAGCCTTCACGGCGAAGGTTCTACTATTAGAGTGGGAAAGAAAATTGTTTGGCTAGAAGGTGCTGATGGTGAGGGTGCTGAAAGTTATGATGGCACTATCTTAAAGATATTTGATAGATTAAAGTAGTGGCTTGACTATCCTTTAAGGGTATGGTATCCTTAGAGGGTAGCCTAATCACTAGATTAGGAGATGGAGATAAGATGGAGTTCATTAGAGAGTTTAGCGTAGATGGTTATGCCACCTACCTAGACAGTTATTTAGTGGATATTTATTTACCACATAGAACGCTGATTATCTTAGCGGTGGTTGCTATCACCCTAAGAAGTATCAAGTTGTTCAGAGAACGCAAGTAATATGGATAGCATAGTAATCGAGATAACTAAAGATGAGTTGGAGTTAATCCGCAAATCTTTAAGAACTCAAGAGAACTGGTATGTTAGGTCAGACTTTAAGAGTATGGCTATGGCTACTAGTTTGCTAAGAAATAAAGTTAATGATATAATGATAGAGTTAGAACTACCAATAAAGTAAGGAGTAAATATGTCTGATGGTATAGAGTTAGTAGAGTGCGATAGTTGCTCTACTGGCTATGACCCTGACGACTTAGCCACTACCTTAAATGGTAATGTGCTATGCTCTGAGTGTCGTATCTATTGTGAGCGTTGCGATAACTACGACTTCGAAGAAAACTCTAGGTATGTAGAGGGTGTTGGAACTTGGTGCGAACCTTGCGCTGATAATCATACCTTCTGGTGCGAGGCTTGCGAGTGCTTATACTCTGAAAATGAGAGTAGTTATCACCTAGAGGATATTGGTTCTTATTGGTGTGAAAGTTGTTGCTCTGATAACGCCAACTGGTGCGATAGTTGCGAAGTGTATAATCGAGAGGAGTGCGGGAGTTGTGAGGGCGGTGGACAAGTTCACCAATACTCTTACAAGCCACGCCCTATATTCTATGGTGAGGATAAGAATAAACTACACTTCGGTATAGAACTAGAGATGGAGATTAGAGATAATGAACTAGTAGATAGTTCAGAATATATAATGGAGATGATGGGCGATTTTGTATATCTTAAAGAGGATAGTAGTATAAATAGTGGTGGGTATCGTGGGTTCGAGATGGTATCTCACCCTGCTACTCTTGATTATTTTGCTACCAATAAGAACTTATGGACTACGCTAGATTATCTACGCAAGGTTCATATTGCTAGAAGTTGGGACGCTAAGAGTTGCGGACTTCATATCCATATCAGCAGGGCAGGGTTTAAGGGTGGCGCACACACGCATAGGTTCTTATCACTTATCTATAAGAACTCTGATAAGATGATGAAGTTAGGTGGGCGTAAATCTAACTACGCTAGGTTTAATGATGTGTATAAAGATGATGAGTTCGATAGACCATACTTCACACTAGCGCACAAGGTTGCTCACCCTAGTAATAGTATGACCGAAAGATATTCTGCGGTGAATACGCAGAACGAACACACCCTAGAACTTAGGTTCTTTAGGGGAACTATGAACCCCGAAGGTGTGCTTAGTGCTATACAATTAGCACACGCAACAGTAGAATACACTAGGGACTTAACCCTATCTGATGTAAAGATGGGTGCGCTAAGTTGGGAGTGGTTCTCTGACTGGATACAAGCCAATAATGGTTTATATCCTGAACTCTATATGCGTATGAGTAGAGTAGATAAGTTAGTAATCGATAGTAAAGAGTTAGTCAATGCGTAAGGGGGTAAAGTATGTGCTTGTTAGTGGTGTGTAATCCTAATTCCACACCTAGTAAAGATGACCTAAAGATGGGTGCTTGTAGTAATCCACACGGCTTTGGGTTTGCAATAGATACTGGTTCGGGTATTATATCTGAACGCAGTATGTCCGCTAAGAAATCTATCGCTAGGTTCTTAGAATTGCGTGAGCAATATCCTAATGGCTATGCTATGTGGCACGCTAGGTATGCTACTCACGGAGTTAAGAACGAACTCAACTGCCACCCATTTAAGGTAGTAGGTGAGCACGATACTTACTTAGCGCACAATGGCGTGCTAGATATTCATATACCTAAAGGTGATAAGCGTAGCGACACTAGGATTATGGCAGAGGAATTATTGCCTAGACTTGGTGGCGTGTCTGCGTTAGATGATGATTATGTATATGATATGATAAGTGCGTGGGCTAGTGGTAGCAAGGTTGCGGTAATGACTAATGACCCTAGCGCACAGTATAAGATTTATATTATCAATGAAAGTCTAGGTAGTTGGGACGATAATGGTATATGGTGGAGTAATACTTCATACAAGCCTACAATATCTACACCACGCACCGAGAGTTATAACTACACCTATGGTGATGAGCCTAGTGTATATGATATAGTAGTGCAAGAGGATAGCGGGTTTGATTATCACAAGTTCGAGTGTCCTAATTGTATGGCTATAGTAGATTTATATGAGAGCGAACTCTACTGCTTGATATGTGAGTGTTGCTTTGATTGTAGCGCACAGTTCTTAGACTGCCTATGCTACAATCCTAACGCTAAGAGTATGATAAGAGATGAGTATGGATTTTTAAGTGAGAAGTGGTATAGTAAAGAGCCACTTGACTTCTAGAATTGGTAGTGATATAATCACTATCGATACCAACAGACACCACTTGGTAAATTGCCAAGCGGATAACAATGAAAGGTAATACAATGACAACCACGACAGCACGAGTATATGAGGACTACTTGGCTAGCATATCAATGACACTAGCGGACTTAGCAGATGAACTTGCGACAGTCCAGTTTGATGTAGATAGTGTCAATGGATATGAACCTAAGGGCACAATACTTAAAGCACTACCAACACAGTCTAGGTTTAAGCCTAAGTCTATGTGGGTATCTCTAGGCAACGGCAAGTATCAACACTTGACTGGTGAGAAGGGCTTGATTACCAAGCACTCACGCTTAGAAGGTTATACTACTGTAGTATTCCGCCCATAATAAACTAGTTAATTGTGGGTGGGGTAATCGCCCCACCTACACCAACACAGAGAGGACAGTATGCTAGAGGAATTCAGTTGGACTTCTTATATTAGGAAGTTCGAGACCGAACACCTATCAGATGAGGAACTTAAACAAATGATAATAGAACTAGATAAAGAAGTTCAGCGTGTATGCTTCGAGTATGGGATACATAACTGATGGCTAAAGGTATGATAGATTTATACTTATCTAATGATAAAGATTTAGATATAAGTAATGGTCATTGTGTCAATCACGACGACCCTGACCTATGGTTTGCGGGTGAAGTTGATTTGCCCGACACAAACTCTAGTGTCAATAAGAATTCAACGGCTACACAAGCAGAAGTAGATAAGGCTATCGTTGCTCTATCAATATGTAAAGGTTGTCCTGCTAAAGACAACTGCCTAGAGATAGGTATGCGTGGTCATCAATTATACTTCGGTATATATGGTGGCACAATGGCAGGAGAGCGACTATTACAAGTAGGTAGATCAATGAAGAACTCTACTAACAAAAACAAGATGGCGTTTGCCCGAAAGGTTAGGCGCACTATGAAAGAGAGGGGTATAAGTGGAAATCAAACAGTATAAGATTACCATTAAGACACCAGCGGAATTGGTCTATTATGTATCAGAGTATGATATAGATAGAGCAATAGAGTTAGCGATTGACGCACCCTATAGGGAGTGGGAAGTTTCTGACTTTGATATGCCAGCAGGCAAAGATGTAATAGCAGAGGAGATCTGAGAGAGGTGTAAAGATACTAAAGTTTATAGGATTTAACCTGGGAGTTGGTTTGCTATTCATAATGGGTGGCGCAACCATACCATATACTCTTGTATTTCTTTTAGTTCTATACTTTATAGGTGCTTTGTTATGAGAAAAGAAATTATATTTATACTTACTGTTGCTTTATTGATAATGGTTAGTATAAGATTTGCTACCCCTGTGTCCAGCCCACCCGCAGTCCTTGACCCTAAGATGGAATGGACAATAGAGGATAGCAAAGCATATGCACAAGATAAACTATACGACTTCAAGCATAAACAATGGAACTGCCTTAATAAATTGTGGACTAAAGAAAGCAACTGGAGACCCAATGCTTACAACAAAATAAAAGTTATGGGCAAAAATGCTGGAGGTATTCCACAAATATTAGGGCTTGACCCTAAGACTCCTGCGCCTAAACAAATTGACAGAGGGCTGTCATATATATATAATAGATATGTTACCCCCTGCAAGGCGTGGGAGTTCTTTACTAAGAAGGGATATTACTAATCAACAATCCAAAGCATATCACAGAACTTAAGCCTGATTACAAATCTGCAATGGACATAAGAGGTAGAGCCACTACTGTATGTCCTTGCGGTTGTAATATATGGAACTTAAAGACTGTGTTTGATGAAGAAACTGGTGAGATTGATATGTATTTCTTAGATATGGAGTGCGCTTTATGTGGCACTCTTGCAACAGCACCAACACCAGAAGATGAGGAGATCGGCTAATGCCAACTTATTCATACAGATGTTTAGACGATAAGACACTACAAGAACTAAGTCGTAATGTTGATGACCGTGATGACTTGGTTGAGTGTCCGCAATGCAACAGAGAAATGACAAGAGAATACCAAGCCAACCCAGTTCACTTCAAGGGGACAGGGTTCTATTCAACAGGAGGATAATGAACGAAGAACAACTCTTTAGTATGCTTAAAGATGAATACTATCCTGACCTTACAATGGTTAGCGACGAGTATTCTAATTATGATTGCGTGTCAGAGCGTGATGATTTATATATCGAGTTGAAGTGTAGGCATACACACTACAACGAATTACTTATAGAAAAATATAAGTATGATAAGATAATGGATCAAGCCAATGTAACTGGTAGGATACCAATCTATATCTGTTCAACACCTGAGGGTATATGGGAATTCAATCTCGATACCTTTAGTATAAAGTGGGAAGATAAAGATAACTTACCTAAGACTACCGAGTTCGAGGACATCGAAAAAGTAGTTAAAACCGTAGGTTTTTTGCCTATTTCTAAGGGTAAGAAACTGTTTGCTGATTTGTATGATGATGAAGAGATGGAAGAATTTGCTATGAACGATAACGATCTATGGTCTGACGGGGAGATTGAGTTCGACCCTGATGATGGATACTATTCTTCAACCTCTTGATCTTCCGAACTAGTAGTATCAATATCATTGTAAGGTTTATATCCACCTATCTTATTGATAAGCCTACGAATGGCACGCTTAAGTCTCATTCGTGCCGCACTATCAGTACCAAGTTCCAAGTAGTTTGCTATCTCGCCGAAATCTAGATGTTCAGCAAAGCGTAAGAAGATAATTCTTCTATCATCTTTGTTTAACTTCCAATAACCTGAGTCAACTTCTAACATCATTATAGTTAGATTGCCACCTTCGGCGGGAGCAGACGGCCTTCCTGGTCTACCAAGATTTAGTTTATGCGTAACACCATACTCACCACGCAATACTGGTGGTAGTAATGCTTCAACCACTTCAGATTCATAGTAATGTACATCAGTAATATCATAACCAACAGACTTTGCTTTCCATCGTTGACAATAATCTAGTGCATCATTACGAAGTGAACGATAGATAAGATTCTTTGCGTCCTTCTCACCTATTGCTTCCCAGTCCTTAAGTTTATTTGGATGTTCGGCAAACCATTGATACAGCGATTGTCTTATGTCCTCTAACTCTACCATAGGAAACTTCCTATGATACTCTGAGGCAACCGCTGTTACAATGTAGTCCCACTTCTCAATGTTGTCCCAGTCCAATTACTTCCACACCTTACCGTCAAATACAAATGAACCATCCATATTAACTGGAACAAGATGTGGTATAACTTTATTTCCATCTACGTATAAGACACCGAAACCTTTGTGCCACGTAAACAATCCCCCCTTAACATACTTAGCAAACTTAAAGTCCATCAAGCAACCAACCTCTAAGCCCCAAAGAGTTTTAGGGTGTCCACCAAAGTATGACTGAGTGTAATGTGTCAAGCCCATACGGTGCGTATGACCGCAGACTACAGACATACCAGCACGTTTGGCTAGTCCGAGTGCGGTAGCACCAGCAGTAGGTTGCACATTACCCTCATCACCGTGCAATAGCAACCAATTAGGTGCTAATTCATATGGTTTTTCGTGGTAAGTAATGCCTAAATTATCAAGTCTTAGGAAGTTTTTTAACTCTAATTCAGGTAAGCCAGCAAGTCCTGGCGCCCTCATCTTAATTGTATTAAACAATCTATCTGTATGGTTAGATCGAATCATATGTTTAATCTTTAATGATTCAAGCACACGATATGTTTCGTCTCTATCTCTAGCAATAGACTTCTCGTGTTCAAGGTCAGTACCCTTACTCCATTTTGAGATAGTCTGCATATCCATTTCATCCCCAACAGATACCACCTCGTCAGGTTTATATTGTTTTATAAACTTAGACAGTACAGATACTGCTTTTCTATCGTGGTACGGTACCTGTAAATCAGATACGCAGACTATAATTTTCATTTCTTTTTAGCCCGTCTCTTATTTTCTTTAGCAACATTTTTGCTTTTAGATATGATACCCAGGTTGGACATCTTATCGTTAGTACCAGCACGACCTTTGTTATCTTTGTGGTCTACTTCTTGATTACGTTTTAACTTCTTACCCGTTGCTTTCTTAAATAATGCACGAGCAGCATTGGTAGATGTTGTTTTAATCTTACCATTAACTTTCTTTTTAATAACCATAATGGGTCTACCACCATTGGCTTTACTTCCTTTATATGGACCGTATTCTTTAGCCATTATAGATTCTCCTCTAATTCTTTTTCTATTGCCCAAATACCTTTTAACACAATTGTCCACAATTCAACTGGAAATTTTTCTTCTACTTCTTTGTAGAGTTTTTTACCAGCGTCAGTTTTAACTGTTCCTTCTATTAGTTCAGGTCCCGCTACTATCATTTGTCCCACTGTCCTCTCAATACTAGCAACCCTATGATTGCATAGTTAGCCATATCCTTAAATGAATCCTCAAGACTTTCGTGTTCAGGATTAGATTGACTATCATATAAATTATTTATGCGAGCCAACTTATCGTGCATACGCACCCTTAATCCATTCAGCGCACCACCGGGGGCGTCAGCAATGTTTTTTGGTCCGTAATCTTTATGCTTAGATAGCAATAGATCTAATAGTTCTTGGAATGTTTGTGCTACTGCTGACTCAAAAGAGATACTGTCAGGGTAAGAACGAGTTTCCCATTCATTTTTTGTATCTGACTTATATGGAAACCTTGCTCCTCCAAGTGGGTTATAATCTGCCATTCTTCACTTCCCCTCTTCAAGTAATTGTTTGAGTTCATTATCTATTTCCATCATCTGCGATTCAATTATCATCTCTTCTACTATATCTTTGATTGCTTCAGGCTGTGTCTCTGCCGTAAACAATGTCATATATGTAGACTGGGTTATAGTTCTTATCTGATTTGGTTTGTCTGCATATTTATACAGGCACCTAAGTAAAGAACCTATCATTAATCTAGCCCCATTGGGTAAGACTAATGCTGGATCAAACTCATCATTATCTTCTAGCAAGTGATCTGTTGCCTGAAATACATTCTCAAAATGCTCACCACATTCAGGGCAGGGTGGTATACCTCTATCCATCTAGTCCCGCCTTCTCCCTAATATAATCAGCGCCAAACTTTACGTATGAACTGTTCACATCTTCTCCATCTGGCATTTGCACGATAGTGACTGGCAGTTCCCTTGCCAAACTTGTTGCAAATTCTTTTCCTGGCTGATCTCCATCTGCAAATACAAATACTCTTTCAAAGTCAGCGAGCAATCTCGTGTAGTGCTTCTTCCAACTATTAGCCCCAGGTACACCGATACAAGGGATGCCAACACAACTAGATAAAGTAACTGTGTCCAATTCACCTTCACACACTCCTATAAAATCGCCCGCTTTTTCTATGTCTAATACATTATACATTCTAGTTTCAGCCCCAGTTAAACCCATATACTTAGGTTCAACAGCAGGATGAAGGCTGCGAAAACGAAGATCGACAACACCACTCTTGGTAATATACGGTATGGATAATCTTCCTTTGTATTGTTCGTGTCCAATTTCAGGCTCCCCTACTACGCCGAATCGAGCCAGACGTGCTGCTTCCATTGTTATACCCCTGCTTCTGAGGTAATCTTCTGCCTGATAAATGTTTGCCGCGTACTTCTGAGTTGCTTGACCCAGTAATTCTTTCTGCGATATGCTTTGCCTCACGTATGTCTACCCTTTCTTGTTGTGCGATAATTTGTAGACTGTTACCTTGGACTCCGCAGGCGAAACAGATGAATAAGTTATCGTCGAGATCAGCGCTTCCTGATTGGTGAGTGTCCGAATGGAAAGGGCATTTGATATTAGCCTGCCCGTGTCCTTGTCGTACACTCGCTCCATAATGGATGAGTATTTCTCGTATGCTTGGTAAGTCATTTGCCTGCCCTCTTAGTCCACTGTTCAAAATCTTCCACCACCCAAGCCTTGTCTATTCCTGCCTGTCTACGTTTAACTATCACAAACTTATATGGTACTTCTTTTAATCCTCTAGCCTTAGCATAATTTTCTGCCTCAACCTCAGCCTCACGCCAGAACTGTGGTAAGTCTAACTTCTTTGTTGCTTTTAATTCTAATATGTTTGCTGCTCCATCTAAGAAAGCAACTACATCACCCTCATCTTTAGCACCAGCCTTGGTCAATCTTTCCGCCAGTATATCTCTTGACCTTAGCCATTTGACTACACTAGTTTCGAATGTAGCACCTTTGCGCTTACCATAACTACTCATCAATGGTTCTCTGGTATATCATCAACGAACATATACTCAGGATTAAATGCAATCCAAGTCATTAGTCCTCCACCTGCGTCTGCTTTTCCATATCTATTTTTGACTGGAGCCACACCCATTGAACTTCCGACAACACCAAGTGTACATATAAGCGCTGGTAGTTGTGCCACTTTACCTTGGATAGCAGAGCGTGGCTGACACGGTGACCCAAGAACAGCCTCACTAGTATGATGAAGAACGACAACAGCCGAATTAGTAGCACGAGCAAGATATTTTAACTCCTTCATAATAGCACGCATAGAAGCGAACTCTTCGCCACCATCTGTGGCTACATCCATTAAGTTATCAACTATGATAAGCGTAGGAGAACAACCCCATAGTTCTTCAAAGGCTTGAACCTCTTCATCAATATCTTGTAGTGTTGGTGCTGATTCAAATGACCAGACTATATGGCTACTCTTGGATAGAGTAGCCTTAGTCCAACCAACATCAGAATGTAGCATCCCCTCTACATCTGTTTGGTTTTTTCCCGAAATCATAGACGCTAATCGCATAGCCATAGTATGAGCATTAGTATCGGCTGAGACATAAAGTGTTGGCACTTTCATCTTTAACGCTAATGCTAATGCTAGTGTGGACTTTCCCACTCCTGGTGCTGCTGCGAACATAGAAACTTCAGAGCGACGGATGATGATCTTGTTTGATTCGAATGCCTTAAAGCAAGATGGTAATGGTTCCCCACCAATACTGGCACGACCAACTGATCTGACAAGTGTACGCATCCTGGTTCCTTTCTAGTTCCGAAAAAAGATTTATGCCAGTCTTTTAGTTTACTGGTTTGCATTGGTCAGGCGTTCCCTGTGGTGAAGGACAAGACCAGAATGCATATGGTTTACCGCTAGCCTTACTGATTCCCTCTCGCCATATACGGCCCCCGTGTTTGCATACGGGTGACGCTGTACCTGACGCTGCTGAGACTGGGGTTGGTGCGGAGTAACTCGAGGGCCTTGTGCTTGTAGTGGAACTCGATGTTGAGGACGGGTTTAGAGCATATGAACCCACTATCTTTTGCTGGGTAGCAGCAATCTGTGGAGAGTAATCTCCTACGCCTTCTAACAATACTGATAGTTCATCAGCAGTATTAGCACGTACATTTATCATATCACCTGATGGTGTCTTGTAGGAAACTTGCAGTTTCCAGTCTTCATTTGCCATTGTTTTTCTCATTTCTTCGAAGTGAACTGACAGTGTTCTGTTAGTCCACAACGATTGCAGTTGTTTGTGTTGGGTATAAATATACCAGCCTTACGTGCCTTATCAAAGGAGGCGACAAGGTACTCAAGTTTCTCCTCGGTGTAATCACTAAGATCAACCATAGCAGAGGTACCTTCTTGTCTAGCCATCCAGTATGCACCGTACTTAATGTCCACACCTAAGACTTGCTTGAGTCCTAGTTTGTAGAAGCCAAGTTGTAAGGTAGAAGTTGGGGTCTGTTGTGAAGTCTTGAGGTCAACCACGACCAACTCACCATCGACTTCAAACACTCTATCAAGAACCATCTTCACTGGTACGCCAGCAAAAATAGGAGTTAACCCCAACTCTACGGCGGGTGCGCCTTCGGGAGTATGCCAAATCTTCCAGTTATGATTAGCCTTACGCCAATCAATGTAAGACTGAACCCATTCAGGTCCTGTCTGTTGCCAGAAATCTACGTTCTCTCTATTAGGAAATGCTTTAGATGTTCTACCACCAACACGAGCAAAGGTTAAGTCAACACCTTCTGATTCTTTAATCCAAGCCTTATCCCATAAACTTTGAGCGGTGCTCACTTAGTGCCTCCTTAAGTGCTAGTTTAGCAGTAAGTAAGCCAACAAGTTCAGCCTCATTCATAGTCTTATCAATAAGAGAATTGATAGAACCAACAGCAACAGCCCAAGTTTCTTGTAAGCCATCAAGATATCGTTCACGCATAATTTCATTATAGGTTTCCCATTGCATAGTGGTAATACCACCCTCTTCATTAACTATACTAATCATAGGTTCTCCAAATCCCACAACTCAGTAGCGGTATGAAATGATGAGCCACCCACTGACCATACAGATGGTGCCTCAGGTAATTGTAACAGTCGACCTAGATAATACTGGTAGCCACAGTCGATAAAGGTGGTAAATGCGGAGTAAGATATATGTTCTGGCAGGGTGTATTCACCCAATTCAATAGTCATAGCAGTAGTATACCATAGGCAATAGCCATTGTAGGTAGGCAGGACAATGTCGCCTACCACCAATCAGAATTCCTATGTGTATACTTAGATATATATAATATATAATAATATATATAAGACCCCGAAGGGGTCTATAATAAGTATACAGAAACGAGAAAGAACCCCCTTCCTGAGGTAAGTACCTCAAGTTGGGGGTTTTCGTGTCTCTAAAGGGCGTTTAAAGCCCGATTAGGGGTATTTAATTAGAACCTATGCCGTACTCTTTTTCAGTCTTATCAGCCCATTTAGCCAACGGAGCAGCCAATGCGCCAATTAGGATTGCTTGCTCTGGAGCAAGGTCGGCAGCGAGGGCTAGTCCCATTGTTACCGCAGATGCTAGTACTGCCCGAATATAAGACTTGAATGCAGCCTTAGTCTTTGGGTCTTTTAGTTTAGCGATTATATCTTTCATTGTTTCTCCTATTTTTTTTTAGGTGGTAGACCCATCCAACTGAACCAGTTAGAATCGTCTTTAGCGTATTCTGTTTTAATTGAAATATGTAAATGTTTATTATGTTGGTTGCTACCTTTGTAGGTATGTTCCCCTTTTTCCTTGCTCCAAATTTTACCTTTAAATATTAGATACTTAACTCTGATATCATTTTGTAATCTTTGGTAAATATCTTTGCAATCTACCCCGTTGGCTGGGTCATCTGTTAAGTCAACTGCTAATCCAGTATTGTGGTCTGAGTTAGGACTCTGACTTAAATGAGCAGCAGATGGTAGTAGACCATCGCTTGCTTTCTTCCGCTTGGGCCAAAGTGCCGTCGCTTGGCGCAATACAGCAATTGCAGCAGGTGTGGCTTTCTTGACAACAGTTGTCATATTGACATCCATCCTTCGTATTTTGCATCTGGGTTGTCCTTAAGCCATTGTTCTCTTAATAGGTTTTGATTAGGCCAACAAATATCAGTTGGGTCACAGCCACAGCCTTGACAGTTGTTGTCTATTTCTTCCTTATCCATACTTGCCATCCCATACGTAATATTTC